TAAATCTCCACCAAATTCAGACTTCAGAGTTTTGGTGAAAAAATAAGCACGTCTTAATTTTTTAGGGTCTCCACCTGCCTCTTTAAAGTTTCTTCTTGCTGATGCAGCTGCACCAAATGCGACGTTTATTTTAGATAATACTGACTTTAACCCATCACCACTAGCAGTTGACTTATTAATAACCTTAATTTTGGTTGGGTCAATTGCTTGAGGCAATTCTGGATTTTTGGCAACCAGTTCTTTTGCCGTTTTATCAGTTTTCAGTAAATCTTTTAATATATCTCCTGCAGTAGAGGCAAGTGCCTCTTGTTGCATTTTATCAAATGCTGCAGCCATTCTGCTGGCAGCAGTTCGTGGTTTTCCTAGGTAAATGACGCCCGGAATACGACCATTATAGGTTACTAATTTTATACCCGAGCGTTTTAGTGTCATCTCCGCTGCTGTTCCCGTGCTTTGATTTCTTCTTCTTTTTTCTTAATATATTCGTTTACCAAGAGAACATAGATTTGTCTCTCAAACGGCATCATATTTTCAATTTCAGTCAATGAATATTTATGTTCCTCCATTAACATAAAATTTGTCCTAAAATAATTTTCTAGATTATTATAGGACATCAAAGGACGAAAAAATCTTTCAAACCCTCCAAAGCGTATTTTAATTCTACACCAGTGCTAGGATTTGTGACTGTAAACTCATAACGCAATTTTGGTAAATTTTCGAAAAACGAAGAAATTTTCGCAAGTTGCTTCGAAGTTAAATTATCTACCCATTCAAGAAGATCTTTTTTTGTGGCTTCATTACCATCTACAACTTCTTCATCATCAAAAATTTGGTCTATACGAGATGCAACATAATCGTAAACATTTGTCTCATCTAGAGTTTCTCCAAGCATAGCAAAATTGATAAAATCATCCAAACTAGGATAATTTAACACAACCCCCATACTTTCAGATAACATAATTTTGTTGGGATTTTCTTCTTCCGTTCCTTGAACTTCAACCTCTAAAAGGTTAATGCGATGAGATACCTTAGTTTCGCCATCATCACGACAAGTAATTTCCAAATCTAAAAATTCTTCCGCTGATCTAGCACGAAGTTGTAAAAATATATACTCTAGGTCAAAATATGGCAACTCTTCTACTTTTATGCGACTCAAAATACAAGCTTTGATGACATCTTTAATTGCTTGTCTTTTTTGTTTAAAGTCTTCCGATTGATCTGCTAATAGAAGCAATTTCTCTTCTTTTACTAGGAATGGTCTAAATTTGATAATTTTTCCTGTTGACGGTAAAGTCAATTCGTAAGTAGGTGTTGCTGGTTTTGGTAATGCCATAATATTGCTCAAGTCCTATATTTATGTATTCGACTTTTTAGACAAAAAAATACCGGAAAATTTTTTTCCGGTTTTATGGAATTGAAGTTTAAATTTTGGGAGCATATTCGACAAAATATTTGGAGAAATAAAAGTTTGCACTTACATTTACAAGTTGACTTGTCCCATATGAAAGAGGTGTGGCATCAATAGAATATGGGAAGGCATCAACCATAGTGACTACTAATGATGGTTCATCACCTAAATCTAGTTTTGTAACTTTTATTGTTGCCTGATATTGCTCTGGATATCGTACCTGTGTATTATTTCTTCGCGTAGGATTCACTGTCCCGGAAGGTCCAACAAAATCATTACCATAATCAATATAAATGTAATCGTGCCATGTTTGTAGAAATCTCATAGGTGACATATTTTTGTCACAATACCAACCTAGAGATGTATCTGTAAAAATTCTACCATTGGCAAAGTTTACCTGTCTTCGCCAGTCCAGTATCCCTGAGTAGTTCCTGTTTGAGATGAAATACTTGGTAGTTGTGCCTCACTACATGCCAGTGATATAAATCCATCTTCATCAAATTTAGCATTACCTGGCAAACATTTTTTAAGATTTGCTTGTAAACCGGATGTGGATCTTTTTGAGAAGTCGAACTCTACCTTATATCCAGTTGACAAGGCAATACCACCCTGCTTCCCGATAGATTCTATAACTTCGCTAAGTCTTCTGGACACGATAAATAAAAGCGTGAACTATATTTATATTTATGGCATACTCAGGGTTATACAAACCAGTTAATCCCAAGAAGTATCGTGGCAACCCTACAAGGATCATTTATAGGTCTATGTGGGAGAAGAAATTTATGATATTCTGTGACCATACCTCAAGCATCGTGGAGTGGGGTTCAGAAGAAATTATTATTCCATACAGATCACCTATCGATGGTAGAGTTCATCGTTACTACCCAGATTTCTACATCAAGATACTGACAAAATCTGGTAAGTATGAGAAGTATGTCATCGAAGTTAAACCCAAAAGACAAACTCAAAAACCGAATGAGAAACCAAAACGTAAAACTGCTGCTTGGAAAAGAGAAGTTCTAACCTATATTAAGAACCGCGCTAAGTGGGACGCCGCTGAGGACTTCTGTGAGGATAGGCAGATGAAATTCAAAATACTCACCGAAGATCACTTAAAGGTATAGAACAATGGCAACAGGATTTGCAGACGTACAGAGAAATAATGTAAAAAAGAATAAGGGAACACGAACCATATTCGAGCGAATAACAGAGGCAACAGAAGGAGAGAGCAAGTCATACGACTGGTACAGGGGCAAGGTCGCTAGCATCGCCTCAGAGTACCGCAAAGACCCCTCTAAGGTGCTTAGGGAGCAGGCAGGTGACCCAGAACCAGGCGGGGACGGCAACGTCCTTAGGCGCTATCCTGTGGAGGGTCACCTGTATATGTTTGAGTACGAAGCAATCTCAAAGTACCTCCCATACTATGACACATTCCCTCTTGTTTATGTCGTAAAGGTACTACCAGGAAAAGAATTTGTGGGTGCTAACTTACACTACATGAACCCAAAGAAAAGAATCAAGGCAGTACAAAATTTAATGAAAGGCAAAGTAGACATGCCTAAGATATGCTTCCATAAATATCTAGATAAGCATGTCGAAGGTTATATGTTAGACCTTCACATTGATGAGTGGGACACCGCCATCCTCTTACCCGTTGAGAATTTCGTGACCAGAGTGAGGGGTTTCAAGTTTCCGTACAAAAAAGAAGATGTTTGGCAGGAAACTAATGAAAAATTCTACGACAAGATCAAAGGCACACGAATGATTGACGGATACGGCAACAGGAAGAGTAAGGAGATGGTGAAGTAATGACATATCCCTCAGCAGAAAGACGAAGCCACAATACTCTTACACAACCAGCAGCAGCTGACACAGAAACTCTACCGGCGGCAGAGTTTGATGAAAGAGGTGTGAATGTTAGAAAAACATATTTAACTAATTTAAATGTTAATACCGAAGAAAGAAAAGATAATCAAAAATTATATTATACTTATCCTAGAAATTTAGCATTAGGATCTGATAAAGAGTCGTATGTGTCTTTCAGATTTTATGAATATGTTCCTCCATTTCAGACAAAAAATGCAGCTAAATCTGGTAGAACCAGTACAGCTGGATACAACAGTAATTTAACAACCGGGTTTACAAGACCTGCTAAGTATAGTGAAGATGCTGGAGGTGGAGAACTAGAACGTGTTCTCTTATACATGCCTCAAGATGTCCAAGCACAATATGGCGTTGAATGGGGAGGAAAGTCAATTCAAAATGTAACTGCCGGAGCTCTATCAACTGCATCTAGTGGGGGTAATAATCTGACAGATTTTCTAAACAAAATATCAAATAATGTTAGAACTTCTCCTCAAGGTGTAAAAGATGCAGCAATAACTGGCGCAACCAAAGCTGCACTCCAGGCATTGTCTGCAGTGGGACAGGGTGATGGATTAAATATTAATGACATTCTTGGTTCCACAAGAGGCATTGTAATTAATCCTAATACTGAATTGTTATTCACCGGATTTAATCTTAGATCATTTGATTTGAATTTTAAATTAGTTGCACATAGTGAAGATGAGGCAAAGGATATAAAAAAAATTATTAGTATATTTAAATATGCTATGCTTCCATCCATAGCATATGATGGAACATTTGACGTTGCGAGTGGATTTATCAAGGTTCCATTCTTAGTGCAACCAGCGTTTATGCTTGGTGGAAATCCAAATGAATATGTATCACAATTTAAACAGTGTGCTATCACATCGATGAATGTTAACTTTACAGGTGAAGGTAACTTTATGACTTACAAAGATGGAGCTCCTGTTTCCATACTACTTTCTTTATCATTTGCAGAAACAAAACTTGTTTATAGAGACGAAATTAACACGGGCAAAGGAGTAAGTTTCTAATGTATTTTAATCTAAGTCCAAACATTGATTATGCCAGCAAACCAAGCAAGTTTCCATTTGCTGAGGGAGATTTTGTTATTGCAAAAAATTTCTTTAAGAGATATAATCTAGACGATAAAGTATTTTCTAACGTAGTATTTTTTAACAAATACACTATCAAAGATACAGATAGAGTAGACATACTCGCTGAAAGATACTACGGAGATGCATTCTACGATTGGGTGATTTTATTGACGAACAACATGATTCGTGGTGTATATGAATGGCCTTTAGATGAGGAGACATTACAAAAAGATGTAGAAAGTAGATACGAGTCTCCATACGAGACCATCCATCACTACGAAACATTAGAAGTTAAGGCAGGATATAAAATAGATGATATTGATGTTCTTGCACAGAAAAAAGGTATCATTGTAGGTAAAGAGTTTTACGATGGTAACTTTACCTACTACAATGGTTCAACACAATTTACTTTGCCTGGTAACACAGTGTCAACACCTATCACTGTGTGGGAAGAGGAAGTTAGAAAGAATGAAGAGAAGAGACAAATCTTTATTCTGAAAAAGAAATACCTACAATCATTCCTTGATGCATTCAGGAGAAACTCACAGTATACTAACTCATCTGACTTCGTAAACACCAGACTCAAATCTACTGTAATTTGATCAACTTTTGACACAAAAAAATACCGGAAAAAATTTTTCCGGTATTATGAAATCAGTTATTCAATTTTGGTTCATCAATCAGCAAGGAGAGATTCAAAAAAGTCTGCATCCTTGGTTGGTTCGCTGGACTCTACCTGACTACGGAAAGCAGAGACAGGTTCAGGTGCAGGTGCTGACAGAGTGATGTCAGGGTCATTGAACCCACCGCCACCAAACAATTCATCCTCTTCCTCTTGAATACGAGGAGCAGGACGACCCTTACCCTCTACATCATTAAAGCGACGTTCAAGGTCATCGTATGACTTGAACTGGTCTTCATCAACGATAGAAGCGAGAGGATACAGTTGGTTGTAAATCTTCTCCAGTTCATCATCATCGTTAGACAATGCTGTAGGTGCTTCGAAACTAGAAGACTCATAGTTCCAGTAAGAACCCTTCAGTGTAATACGAAGGCGGAAGTTAGCACCCTTCCAGAAGTTGAAGACGGGAATAGGTTCATCACCCATACCTTCTTCAGGTTTCATAGCGCGAGAGATAATATCAAAGATCTGCTGACCGAAACGCCACTGCATAACTTGACCCTCGTTCTGAGGATTAGCAGGGTCTTTAATCACCAGTACATTAGCAATGTACTTCTTCTTACGAGACTTACCAGCAGCAAGTTTCTGTGCTACTTCTTTAGGATTGTTCTTGTAGATGTCTCGGTTGGAATCACAGACGGGACAGATGCCAGGACCAACACCTTGGAGTGTGGTAGGGCAGTTCTCAATGAACCATTGTCCAGTCTCCTGATTCTGATAAACATGCTGGAAGAGTTTCACAACAGGTGCTGACTCTCCAGCGGGAGCAGGTAGGAAGCGCAGGATAGCACCACCACCAGTCTTCTCCTTGTTCAATGCTGGTTTGAACTCAGGATAACCGCTACCTCCACCATCTTTAGACTCAAGTTCCTTCTGAAGGAAGTCGAAGTCAGTGTCAGTGGAGCTACGCTTAAGGTCTGAAAATGACATAGTTACTTGGTTGTTTTACTTAGTTGTACGTTGTTTGTCCCGCACTTACACATGATAATACAGGCACAGTCCTGGGACAAGGGGGTCTGTGCCAGTTGATTAGTCGTCCTCTTGGAGACGTAGTTGCTCCTCAACATAGGGAGCAATGGATTCTTTTTGTGCTTTCACTCTTTCAACTAGAGTGTCAAACACTTCTTCGAGTGGTGTGCCTTCAGGAACTGTAGGATTACCTTCATCATCAACACCAGCAAATTGATAGGTGAAATCTTTCATCACTTTCACCATCATCTTTGCTTCTTCATCTTCACTCAGTTTCATTCTGAAATAGAATGTCTTCTGCTTCTCAATGAGTTGGATGAGAACATCATAATATTCATTCAGTTTGATAGGAGAAAGTGCAGGCAGCATAGTTGATGCCCGCACACAATACATCTGGAGGTCGGTCATCTCCTGGATGTCGCCCCTCACCATTTCTGATTGGAAAAAATCACTCATGTTAGTACTAATTTTGCGCTACGACTGGTTCTCTTCATATAATTTAGGCGTTGTGCATCTAGTTTTAATTTCTCCTTCAATGGTTTGGAGAGTAACTTAGATACACTTTCAAATTCAATCTCATTGATATCACAGTAATGAATAACAGCATCAATATAATTCATGTCCTCATTATGTAGGACGATGTGCTCAACATCCTGCGAAAATTTCGCAGTGCTCATAAATTTATCCTCCAGTTGTTCAGGCATAGTTTTTGTAGTAGTGTGCGATGTACTCTTGTAACTTAATATAATATTCTTTACAAGGTTTCTCAATCTCTACTTGGATGTCAAGATCTTCGCAAGCAATAATAGTGACTAGCTGCTTAGGTGCTAGTCCATACATCTCATAAAACATACATGCGTATGCTTGTTCCTGGACAAAGTAATCGTAAATGTACTTGCGTCTCTTTCTCTCCGCAGAGGTTTTGAAATCTATGATTGACAGCACTCCATTGTATTCAGCGATACAATCAACACGACCTGCAATCTTTAGCAAGTCAGAATAAAGAACTGCCTCTTGTAAGTAAATATTATTTATGTTGTTAAGAATAGGCACCGCCGCTGAGAACATCATAGCAGGTAATGGTGCTGCAGTCAAGTCCTCATCAGTGGGATGATTGTTCTTCAGATAATGCTCTGCAAACAGGTGGAAGTCATTGCCCCTAGAGGTTGCTCTCTTAGATACTTTGTTTGCTTTCACTTCACCTACACGCTTACGCCAGCGCATAATACCTGCCATTTTCTCTGGGTTCTTACCAATCACAGTAGTAACTGACGGATAGTTACCTTTGGGTGTGGGATAGGTTCGAGTACCATCCTCCGTGACTGCTTCGACTTCAAATACTTCCGCCAGTTCTACATGATTAAACATTAGGTAATTCCAAGGGACATTTTATTAAGGATGTAAGACTTCACTAGATCAGAACGAACGATGTCTTCGACACCAAACTCAACCAGTTCAAACTCTTCCATGTTGTCAAGGATTTGTTGGAACCTGAGGATACCATTCTTTTCCTTGTCTTTAATGAGGTCAGACTGCATAACATCACCAGCAAAGATAATCTTTGTGTCTTGACCCACGCGAGTGATAATACTATCAAGTTCGTGGAAGTTCAAGTTCTGTGATTCATCCACAATAACTATAGCATTGTCTAGTGTCGTGCCGCGAATGAAACTGGTGCTCCAGAATGAAATAGTTTCCTGTGCTTTGAGGTCATCATACAATGTCTGATACTCTCTGTCAGTTGAGAGATCAAACATATTCCTCACCATATTTTTGTAAGGGATTTCATAGAGCTCTGCCTTATCATCGTGGGTGCCAGGTAGGAAACCAATCTCTCTACTAGGAACAAGTGAGCGAACGATATAAACTTTCTCGTAAGCAGAGTATTCATCAAACACTTCTTTGAGTGCTAGATAGAGAGCGAGGAATGATTTACCTGTACCAGCACAACCATAAGCAAAGATGCATTTGCCACTTTCATATGCACCAAAGAATCTCTCCTGTGCTGGTGTCATTGGCATGATTGCCTCAAGATGTTCTGTATTGCGTCCTTTATTACGCTTCACCATCTTGCGACTGGGTTTCGTTGGTTGTTGTGCGCTGCGCGACTTTCTAGATCTTGGCATATTAGTAGTTGTATTTGTTGGTTATAGAAACGTTCCCGATTGCTTTTGCTTGAGGATTAACTTTGTGTTTCATGAGGTCAGTCCAACCTGGATGAGACTTAGACATTCTATCCCTCCAATCACCCACCATTTCTGATGACATTGGTGCAGTGGATGGGTCAGACCAATCACGATCCCAGTCTGGATTGTCAGTTTTCCACTGATCCCAATCATGAACGCTCATGCTTACTTCTTTTTGTTCGCCCGTAACTTTATTAACTACTGGGTACGTCGCCATCTTCTTGCTCCTTTTTGTTATTCATATTCAGATGATATATTAAATGAAATTGTAGTTCGTCTA